AGCAGGCAATGTCGTTGCTCCACCAGGTATTACAAATTTATAAAAGCTAAATGTTTGTTCCCAACTTTGAGCAGAAAATGTATGTTGGAATCCATTATAGGTAATATCTCTTTTAAGCCAGTATTTAACATGATTAATTTTAACGTAATTTATTTTACCGTTAAAAAGAGAGTGTTTATTGGTGATGGGCCATCTTTAGGTTCACCAGGTGCAATCAGAGTAAAAAACGATAGTAACACATGGCAAATAACAGATGGCACAGGATGGCGAGTAAAAAATATTGGAAGTGGGAAAAACATTAATCAATTATTAGTTAACGAAATAATAAAGGGACAATTATTCCCTATAAGAAAAATGTTAAGTATGTCATTTCAAATATTAGATAATGATAATCCCTGGTATCCTCATGTAGCTATTGAAAACAATAGCGTTAAATATATAATGGAATCAGCTACTTTAGAGTTAAAGAGTGACATAGTACAAGGTACATTTATTGAAATTATAGACCAATCATAATGCCGTACACAGAAAAAACAGTATTGTTTAGAGGTTTAGATTTTGATTCTGGAAGAAATCCTAATCATTCACCTGGTGGAGTAGCAGGCACAGGATCAATTACTCCTACTAACAGCGAGCCGAACACACAAAATAGCAGCGTTACAAAAGTGTTTAAAGAATCATTTTTAGATAGCTATACCAATATTTTAACTATTACCAAAAATAGTGGAGTATTACCTTCTAATCTTGAACAGTTATTGGTATTCCAAAACGGTCAAGAACTTATTAGCACACAATTTTCTGTTGCTGGTTCAGTTATAACAATAGATTCATCTACTCATTATGATGGTTCTAATTACGTCATATTCTTTATAATTGTATAATGGAAGAAATTAAAGCACCAAAGAAAGAAAGAAAGTTTTTAAAAGCCATGGGCGATGTTGCCCTGACTTTGTTCCGTGAGCTTGTTCTTAACATCGGGAAGAAGGTCATAAACAAAGTAGGCAACAAACGCCAAGGCCTTGCCATTGCCCTTGTCATGGTGGCAGCTGTTTCCTATGCTGCCATTGATTCAATCCCTTATCCAATTACAGGCAATAAGCAAAAATTAGGCTGGCAGACCAGTGGCAACGGATTAGTTTATAGAGGCAGTGCCGCAGACACAGTTACAAAGCCAAGCAATTACACAAACAAAGATATAAAGGCTTATTTGTTAGTTGACACTGTAAACAATGTAATGTATAGTTATATTGCATCTAAAGGAGGATGGCAGTTTAATAACTCTGATACAGTGATTGTAAACAACAATTTTGCACAGCCGGTAGATTCATTGTTTTTTAAAACAAGTGTTGCTACAAACAATGTAGATACTGCAAAAATGCGTTGGGATAGTGACTTAGGAACGGTTGTTTTAGGAATGTACGACAAAGTACCAAACGAGCTTGGTTTCAAAAACTTTTGGTTAGTTAAGAATCAAACAGGATCAACAATTACTAAAGGGAGCATAGTCTATGCAAATGGCACAGTTGGAGCAAGTGGTAGGATAACAGTGGCAAAGTTTATTGCTGATGGCTCAATAGAATCAAAATATCTTTTAGGAATAACAGCGCATGACTTAACAGATGGAGAAGATGGCTATGTTATTTCTTTTGGCAAAATACGGCAAGTTAACACTGATACCTTTGCAGCTGGTGCGATTCTTTACCCTTCGCCAACGGTGGCAGGTGTTTGGACAGACATTGAACCTGTTGCACCTAACATTGATATGCCTATTGGATTTTGTATTAATTCATCGTCAAACAATGGAACAATAGCTATAAGAGTAGCATCGGGTTATAAATTACATGAGCTTCATGATTTAGCTATTTCTTCACCAGTTGACAAGGCTTCTTTGTATTATACTGGTGGATTATGGAGGGATACAACGGCAGCACTTTTAGTAAGTGATACTGCTTCTATGCTTACAAATTATTTGCGCACTGGTGTAGCATCATCTACTTACCAACCTATTTTAGTATCTGGCACAAACATAAAAACAGTCAACTCTAATAGTTTATTAGGTTCTGGAAATATATCTGTTGGCACTGTTACCTCTGTTAGTGGTAGTGGTGCAATATCATCTTCTGGAGGTACAACACCAGTTATATCTGTTGCAAATGCAGCGTTTGGAACTGCTGGCATTGTTACATCATCAGGAACACAACAATTTAGCGGAGATAAAGTATTTGAAGGTATAACTCAATTTAATGCAAGAGCTGTATTTAAAGACTACACCTACACAGCTACAAGGCTTGCAGGCTTATCTTCCACAGATAGATTTGCCACAGTTACAATAGGCACAGGATTGTCTTTGTCAAGTGGCACATTAAGTGCAACGGGAGGAGTTACAAGTGTTACAGCCTCGTCTCCTCTTTCATCATCTGGAGGTACTACACCTAATATATCAATAACAGATGCAGGTGCTGCAGCATCGGGAGTAGTTAATACAACTACTCAAAGTTTTGCAGGCAATAAAACATTTACAGGCACAGTTACATTAAGTAGTGCAACTGGAACTGCAACAAGTGTTATTGGAAGAAGTAGTACAGGGCAAGTAGTAGGTGTTACTTTAGGTAGTGGTTTAAATTTATCAAGTGGAACATTAAATATAGGTTCATTTACTTTAGCATCATTAGATTTTCCTTCTACAAGCGCACAAACATCAAGTGATTTAACTGTAAGTTATACTGGCGCTCAAACATCACATCCAGTTATGTTAGCAGTGCCTGATGGTTCTGCTGCTGCTAATACCAATTACACTGCATGGGTTTCTGCAACAGGTACTGTAAAAGTAAGATTTAATAATTATTCTTCTGCCTCTGTAAATCCGGCCCTATTCCTTTGTTAAGACCACCATGCCCAGCATCTACACATACTACAAAATCATTTGGTTTCATTCTGCAAATTGAAAGTTGTACAATAATTGTTTATTAACATCAATCGTGTATTTCATCCAAATACCAGCACCTGCTTTAGGAGACAATCCTTTCTCAACGGCATAACCATTAAAATCAATAGGTGCATTTTGGTAGGTGCCTGTTTTAATATGCCATTGCTGATCTACACTTTCACCGTATCGAGAAATGCGATTCCTTGTCACAGGAACAATCCATCTATCATGCGTATGTCCAGAAATTACAATGTTAGCATCTGGGAGATAGACAGCTCTTCTATTCGTTTGTATAACATCTTTTGTTACAGGCCCTCCACCTCCGTAGCCGTGGTGATATGCCATAATTAAAGGCACTTTAGAACCTTCATCAAGGTAGGCATACATTCTACAATAAATATATCCAGAATAATTGCCCTGTGTCATTTCTAACTTTTCGCAAATCTTATCTACTATGCCATATTCAATGCGCTTTTCAACACTTGTCTCATGGTTGCCAGGTGAATAGAAAGCTAAGATAGATTTGTAAGGCATTAGAAATTCTACAACATCTTTAATTACTTCGTCAATGTATCTGGCAGAATTGTATTTAGGATTTAAATCTCCTTTGTTGCTACGAGGATCATATTTACCTTGCATTAAGTCAAGCAAATCACCAAAGATAAACACTGGAGCATTCCTTTCCATTGCAAGGTCAAGGTGTTGCTTTAGCTTTACTCTGTCACAATGAACACTGTCAAGGTGAACATCGGAAATCAGTAAAAAATACCTATCTTTTTTGTAGACTTGATAGTCCATAAATTGATAAGTATTTGGAAATATTTTTTGTAACATAGTTTTTTATTTAAAAGGGGAATAGAAATCAATCTACTCCCCTCGGCTGCCTAAGGTAGCGATTCCTGCTGCGCCTATAACTTGAATCCGATCAATGCAAAAGCAGCACTAATTAATGATAACTTTGCAGGTAATTTCACTTCAATTTCTTTTCCAGCGCACTCCCTTGATGTCTCCTTAATTTTGTCCCAAATGATTTGAGCCAGTTGAATATATTCCCGCCAAGTGAATTTTACTTTGTTTCCTTCCAAATGAACATTAATTTCCGATGCTAACTCGGCAAAGTTCATGGAGTAACAAGCCACATCGCCCATTGGTGACTTTATCCCATCTGCATTTTTCAATGCGTCTTTTAAATTAGTCTGCATTATTATTTGTTTTTAGCGTTTAAAAAATCTAATTATTACTGTACCAAGATTTACTCCTGTTATCCGCTTAACATTCTCCGCCACGCTGAATAACTCTGTCCCAGCGATGACTGAGCTCACAAGGTAAACGATTGGTACTGGGATTGCAAAGGTCAACTGCGCACCGTGAAAAATAAGGATAGATGTAAAATATACTACTATCTTCTCTGTTGTCCTGTACAGCCCTTTGCTCGTTATCGCCTTGCCCTCTTTCCGTGCTGCCTTGATTCCCGTGATTGTGTCGGCTATGACAACTGCAATTGTAAATAGCAAAAAATGTTTAATCGGAAAAAAGAATGAAAAGATAAAGCCAGTTGTCAATGCCACGGCAAAGAAATCATAACCTTGTTTAAGTAGGTTTAAAATTATTGACTTCATGTTATTCTTTTTTTATTAGCCTAACATCATTATCCACCGTTGCAAATTTACCATTAGCAAACTTGTACAAATCATAGCGCACACCGTTGAAGGCAAAGCTAATTTGGTTGGTAAAGGTGCTAAGTAAAAGATTGGTCGAAATCGTGTAAACCTTGCCGTTGTCTGGATTAAAAATAAATCTGTTGGCATTGTTTATCTGTATCTCACCAAGAATATTCTCCCCGTTAAATACCAATGTCCAATCGCCAAGGAAAGCCGTTGAATCCCTGAGTGCCGTTGACGTGTACACGGGTTTGCCGCTTATTTGAAGATGCAAATTATTGTAGTAATTAATACGCTTCACCGCTTTGCCTTTTAAAATCAATGGCTTTGCATGGATGGCAATCGTGTTGCTTTGCCTTTCAGCATCGGTAACAAGTGCGTTAATAGCCGTTAAGCTATCGCCAAGTATTTGTTTGTTCCCTGTTACCGTGCTATCGCTGAACGTGGTCATGGTAACAATGTAATAAATGTCGCCTTGCTTTTGAATGTAAACTGTATCGCTTACAACGTCTTGCGAAAGGGCAAGGAAAGGAAGGAGGAGGAAGAAAAGTATTTTTTTCATGTTATTTGTTTTCGAGGATTAAAATTCTTTGTTCAAGGGCTTTGATAAGTGCTTGTTGTTCTTGTATGGCTTTGACTAAAATTGGTATTAGATTTTGTGTTGCTAATCCCATTGTTGATGTTGGCTCGCTATCATCAGCTGCTTTTACTATTGATTTTGCAAATGTTTCAGTTGATAAAGCCCTGTCAACATCTTGAGCAATAAAACCTACTTCTTCGTATTGGCTAAAATTATTTTCAGTATCACTAATAAAATTAAAAGTAACTGGTTTTAATTTATTTACAATTTCTAATCCTTTGTTTAAAGGTGTAATATTTTCTTTAAACTTTTCATCAGATGTTGCGATAGTTGCATTGGTAGCAAATATTTGTCCGTTGACTTGTAAAGGATATGCGCCATTATCGGTTGTGCTATACCCTATTTTTAATTCACCATCTGTACCCTGCAATCTCATTCTTTCAGTACCGCTTGTACCTATTCCAAATTTAATAACACCAGAGTTATTACCAGTTACAAAAGACATATTTGTTGTTCCATATAAATATCCATCATCTGCATTTATAGCTCCAAATGTTGCAGTTGTTGTTCCCCAAACTCCGTATTCAAAAGATTTTGGAGTGTTATTTGTTGCCTTGAAATATGCCACTCTACTGTCTTCTGAAGATTTTACTTCAATATATTTATCTGTTGTATTTGATATTGTAAAATCAGGTGAATTTGTAAGCTGTGTGGCTGAACTTGAATATATTAATCTATTTGCAGCAGTAAATGTAGTTGCTCCCGTTCCCCCATTTGCCACCGCCAATGTTCCGCCCAATGTCACCGCTCCCGTTGTTGCCGTGGATGGAGTTAAGCCCGTTGTTCCAGCACTGAACGAGGACACCGATACACCGCCACCAGCTTGTATCCATCCATTACTTGCAGTTTTATAATGCCATAAAAGATTGGTAACTGTATCAAGCAAAAGAAATGCACTTGTATCCTGTTTGTTTGCCCGTGTAATTTTGCTTGTTGCCGTGACTGTGTCAATGGATGCCACGCCTCGGAAAACCAAGCCATCGGCAGTCGTTTGTTCTCCAAGGCTTATCTTTTGGTTACCGTTGCCTTGATACTGTGCCATGGCAAGGCAAGGGAAAAGGAGGAGGAAAAGGAGTTGTTTCATGTTTATGTTTTTAATGATTAATTACCAGCCATTTTAATCCAGTTAGTCCCATTGCTAACAAGTGTAGC